TTTGATGTATATACTTTTTCACGTGCGGCCATAAAGACAACGTAAAGCGTGGGGGCGCTCTAATGTCTCAGAAAACAAAACTGCTTAACCTGCGGGTTTCAGACGAGTTCAACGACCGGCTCAGCCGAATTGCCGAAGTGTTGGACATTCCGTATTCTCAGATCATTCGCGAGGCGGTGACCGAAAAGCTGGACAAACTAACGCAGCAGCATCCGGCCCTGCGAGAAAAAACACCTATAAAGCGCAAGCGCGCGGCGTAAGGCTCGTGGGTCGTCAGCGCCGTTGCTCCCTGGGGCGAAAGGGCAGCGGCAAAGCTTCGCAGCTTGGCGGCCCACTTCTATCTGTGTTTTCCATTCCCAACCCGAGGGGCAACCTTAGAGTGAGCAAAGCACCGGCTTTTCAGTTTTACGCAGCTGACTACCTGGCTGACGAGCATGTGCAGGTGATGACGCTTGAGCAAGAGGGCATCTATATTCGGCTGCTGAGTTACTGCTGGCGAGAAAGCAGCATACCTGCCGACATAGCTCTGCTATCGCGACTCTGCAAAAACGCACCTGCTGAATCAATCCAGTTTGTTATTGAGCGCTTCGAACCGCACCCAGAACGGCCCGACCGGCTGGTGCATCCACGGCTCAAAGCAGAGCGCACTAAACAGGCTGAATTCAACGAATTAAAAGCCCGAGCGGGCAGAAAAGGCGCTCGAAAAAGGTGGGGTCCGGAGGTGCCCCAACGCAAGCATGGCAGACCCATCGTTTTGCCAATGGCAAAAAATAGCTCTTCTTCTTCATCTTCTTCTTCATCTTCTTTGTTGAGTGCTGATCGGGAACTAAGTGATCACACACACAGCCCGCCAAAACCTGTGTGTGTGTCCAGATCCAAATTCACGCTTGACCAAATCCGAGACTACGCCTGGGCGCAGCATCACCTGGCGCAGAAGCTCATCGGGCAAGGACACCGGCAGGTCGAAGGTATCCGAAATCCAGACGGGTGGGCGGTGGCCGCCCATCGTTCAGGCGAGTGGGATGAGTTGATTAAGCAGTGGATCGAGGACCCGCAGCGTGCGGTTGGGTGAAGCAATCGCCCTGTTTTTGCAAGGATTTCAGCAGTTTTTTGAAACCGTGACAACGTAAGAATTACACTGTGGTAAGATGCGCGCGCCCTCCCGGTTGGGTAATTCACCTCAAAGTGGAAAAAACCAACAAAACAATGTGCGGGTTTCAACTACACAGGTCTACGGACGTGCACGGCAACAGCGGCACCGGCATGGTTGCTGAGGGTGTCATCTTCTCGAGCGGTAAATGTGCGATGCAATGGCTCAGCGGGGTGGCGTCTGTGGCAGTGTTTGACTCACTTAGTGATCTGATGGCGATCCACGGTCATGGTGGCAAGACTGTGGTGCTTGGCCACGTTGATGGTTGCCCACACACCCGGTGATTTACGATGGCCGCCACCGGCGCGTACTCGAGCTGCTGCTCTTGCACGGGCCACTAAGCTTCGAAGAATTACAAGCGCGCGCGAAGCTGCGACGCTCAGATGACGCTTTCGGGCTGGTCATGGGCGACCTCGCAGAGAAGGCCGGGAAGCGCAATGGTCGCAAGCTGGTGGAGTGGTGGAACTCAAGTGAAACCCGCTTCTACCGGGTGAAACACGCGGTGCTGGCGGAAATGGTGATGCCGAAATGAAACCCTTTGACCGTGCCTCGCGCATCGTTCGGCGCATTGCCAGGCAGACAATCGCTCGCGAGATTGTTCGCGAGATTGCGCACGCAGAAGCGGATGCGTGCTGCGCCGCGGCGGCTGAGATTGACAGCCGCGTTTTAGCAGGGAAACTGCACAACGTAAGCGAGGCTTCGGCGGTCTGCCGCGAACTCGCAGAGTTGCATATCAAGGATTGCATAGGGGAATGAGGGAAAGATGGAGCCGATCACCTTCACAGTTTTTGGGCAACCACAGACGGCCGGGAGCAAGCGATCGTTTGTTCTTATGAACAAAAAGACCGGGGAACCGTTGCGGCGGCCCAACGGCAGCATCGTCGTGAACACGGTCGATGACAATCCCGAAGGGCGAAGCTGGAAAGAGAGTGTTGCGCGAGCGGCGCTGGCCGCCCGTCTTGGCGAAGCGGATCTGCTGACCGGCGCACTGGCAGTGACTATGAGGTTCTATCGCCCACGGCCGAAGGGTCACTACGGCAAATTCGGGCTGAATGCGACTGGCCGAGCCACAATTGCACCAACCACCAGGCCGGACGTGTTAAAGCTCGCCCGATGCGCGGAAGATGCGCTCACTGGTGTCGTCTGGCACGATGACGCGCAGATCGTTGAAGAGCACTTGTTCAAGTTTTGGGATGAGCCGGTGCGCGTAGAGGTAGAGATTGAGCTTTTAGTGATGACTGCGATTGAAGAAAACCGCGAGCCAATGTTGCTGAGTCTTGCTTGACACCCACCCGCTGTATTTCTTGCCCCACAATTCACACACGCCCAGGCCGCAAAGGTAAGCCGGCAGCGCGGTGTGATGACTGTGCTCGAGCTCATGCTGCTGTCACAAAAGATCGCCGCTCGAGGCTGCGAGCTGAGGGCCTGGCGAAAGCGGTTTGCACTAAGTGTGGCGGCGAAGTCATCGCCGGCAGGACCTGTGAGCAGTGCCGTGAGCAATCACGCGCTGATTGCCGCAGATACCGGCGCCCGAGAGTGAAAGGAAGGCACCGCAAACAGCGGCAGGCACGATTGGCCAGACGAACAGAAACAGCCCGACAATTGGCTGACACTCTGTTGCGCCGGCTTTCGGCCGAGCAGCCAGCTGTCAACACGGTGCAATAATCCGAAGCCACCAGGTTTGGGCGGCACCCTACCGAACTACTGACGAGATGGACCTTCGAACCGAGAAACAATGCTAAACCCACCGCAAATCCTACCTCTAAATCCCCAGTTACTCGCTGCACAAAGCAGCTGAGCCTGCCCGTTCAAACGTGCAGCCCCGCCTGGCCTTCAATTCCGACAATGAAAAACCCGGTTACAGTTGATGAGCTTCGCAGACTGATGCCACGGCTAAGCCTGGCTACGGCCGGCGTGCTGTCGCCTCACCTGAATGCTGCCATGCTCGAGTTTGAGATCGTGAGCAAGCCGCGGCGCTGTGCTTTCCTCGCGCAGCTCGCGCACGAATCCTCACAACTGACTCGCTGGGTTGAAAACCTCAACTATTCGGCCAGCCGCCTGCTTGTCGTTTTTCCTTACCATTTCGGCGGCGCCGCGCTCGCGACAAAGTACGAGCACCAGCCGGAGCGCATTGCCAGTCATGTTTATGCCAACCGCATGGGCAATGGCGATGAGCGAAGCGGCGACGGTTGGCGCTTTCGTGGCCGCTGCCCGATTGGCATCACGGGCCGCGATATGTACCGCAAAGCCGGCGAAGCTTTGGGCCTACCGCTCGAGTCACAGCCGGAACTCGCAGAACAGTTTGACGTTGGCTTTCGCGTTGCCGCTTGGATCTATGCAGTCGAAAAGAACTGCAACGCGCTCGCTGACCAGCTAAGCATGGATGGCTCGATCAAGGATGCAAACACGTTCGCTCAGATAACGCGACGCATTAACGGTGGCACGAATGGCCTCAGCGACCGGCTCAACTATTTTCGAATCGCAACGCAGGTGTTGCATGGTGATGAGGTTCCTATTGCGGATCCTGCACCACTGCCGGCACCAATTGCACCACCTACGGCGGCGCCCCAAGCAGCGTCACCTGCGCCAGTTGCAGAAAGCACTGAGCCTGATGCCGACCTGCTTGACGCCGCTGTTTCTTCTGACAAAACCAAGGCGCTCTGGCCACGACTGGTGAAACATGCCAGTGCTGGTGGCACTTTCCTGTGGGCGCTTATGGAAGCGCACAAGGTAGCCGGCGTGTTAGTGCTAATTGTGATTGCTGCCGGCCTTGCCTGGCTCGCCTATCACAACCGGAAGCGACTCACGCCGCTCGTGCTCAAGGCGTTGAAATGAAGATCGCGAGGGAAGCACTGGCAACCATCAAAGCGAATCCGGTTGCTGCGATGGTACTGGCAGCCGGACTAATCGTTCTGCTCTGGTTTTTGTCTGTTGGTGTCGGGCAGTGGTGGCACGGTCACCAAGTGAACAAAGAAGATCAGCACCTCGAGAAACAGATCGACACCAACCAAAAGGCTGCTGATAACTCCGAAGCTAATGCGAACGCTGCTCGCGATACTCGCCAGGCAGCTGAGGGGCGCGCCGAAAAAGCCTGGGAAGAAAAGCAGCACGCTGCCGAGGAGTCCAACCGCACGCTTGACCCCGTAAGAAAGGCCCGCCAACGCTATGAAGAAATACATCGCCAGCGCCCTGCTGATGCTCCTGCTCTGTCAGATGACGATCTTTGCGCAGAACTCGCCAAGCGCAACATCGCCTGTCGATAAGAACAAGGTTATCAGCACTCTGCTTGAGCGGATCGACGCCGATGAGGCGCTGATCAAAGCGAATGAGGAACGCGAGCGGGCACTGACCGAGGAACTGGCCAAAGCCGATGCCGCGCACGCTGAACTCACCGAGGCCCACAAAGCAGCGCTGCTCGAGCTGGGTGAGCTGCGGGCAACTGTTAAGTTTCTGAAAGAAGCTAACGAGGAACGAAAGCAACAGGTGGAATTATGGCGCACCGAATCGCAGCGCTTAAACAAGGAATTAAAAAGCAGCCGCAAGCGGGAACTCATCTTGCTGCTCGGGCTGATTGCCAGGTCACTACTCTGACCCATGCGGAACACTCATATGCTCACCCCTCAATACCTCTTTGACGGTAGCCTGTTAGCTGCCGGCACCGTCATGGCTGTCAGCGTCAATCCGTCAGTTGGCGCAGCGACCGCCGGCGCCGCTGTTTCCGGTGCCTTCATCTGCCTCGCGAAGCTGATCGAGCTTTACATCAAGGCGCGCAATGACAACCGTGTGAAAGATCTGGAGCGGCAGCTACGCGATGCCGGCCTTACCCCTCGCAAGAACTAACAATGTCTGAAAACCAGACAAAGAAAGGTCCGCGGCGCAAGAAGATCCAGCGCGAGCGGCAACGCCTTGAGTGCCTGAGCCTCTACCTGGGCGGCATGTGGCAGACCGACATTGCCAAGAAGCTGCGCATGAGTCAGAGCCAGGTGAGCCGTGACATTGCGGCCGCGCATGAGGAATGGGCCAAGCGCACCACCTATAACCTCGATCAGGAAAAGGCAAAACGGCTCGCGGAAATCGACAACCTCGAGCGGCAATACTCTCTGGCTTGGAATCGCTCGATCGGTACGCACAAGACCACCACAAAAGTCACCGGCGGCGAGGAAGGCGACAAGCTCACCACAAAGGCTGAGAAGCTGGCCGGCGACCCTTCATTTCTCAACGGCATTGCCTGGTGCATCAGCGAGCGCTGCCGCATCCTCGGCACCTATGCCGCTACCAAACAGATAACCGCGCAGGTGCCGCCCAAGCTGCTGGCTGCTGCGCAGATTGATAGCCTTTGATGGGTCATTTTAGTCACTTCGCCAAGTTTTGTACGCGTTGCCACCGCATTGTGTTTCAGTGCCCCTGCCCCGGCGAGAAAAGAATCATCACTGTTTACCGTTGCCGAAAGTGTGACCCATGACCTCGAAAAGTGGCAGTGCGCTCGAGCTGCGCATCTGTCAGTGGTGCTGTGGCGGCGGCACAGTCTATGCCAGCGCTACTGACTACCCGCACACGCCACTGACGTGCCCAAAGTGTGACGGCACTGGTGAAGTGTTCAAACCAAAGGAAAGGCCCATATGTTTAGGCGATTGACCCACGACGAGATTGTGCGCGTTGATTCCCTTTGCCTGGGGCCGCCGCGCAATCAGGATCACGCCACCTGGGACCCCACAGCCCTGCGGCGATTCCTCACAGCACCAACTCAAACCACCCCGCCTGTCTGGTGGTCACCGCTCAAACGCTTATGGAAAGAATTCTTAAGCCGCTACTTCTAACGCTTCTGCTCATCATTCTCGTGGCCGTGGCGCACGCTGCCCTGGTTAGCGCTCAGGATCGGATCGTCTATCTGCAGGTTGACCGTGCCCGCTATGCGGCCGCATGGAATGAGATCGAGGCCTCGGTCAAGCGCTATAACGAGGCGCGCAAAGAGCTGGGCGAAAACCTCACTGGTTGGCCGCCTTGGCTGGTAGTTAGTGAACCCAAAGAGTTGCGCCGGCGTGAGCTTTATGACGCGGCAATTAGAGAAGCCGAAACCCAGGCGCGCCTTTATCACCGCCTGCGCGATGAAGATCGCTGATGCCCACCCCAGTAATGCAGATGCAGCAACCTCACTTTGTGCCTTACGGCGTGCTGGCCGACGCCTGGGACTGCCACGATTCCATGATGGTGGTGGATGGCCCGGCCGGCACTGGCAAAAGCCGCATGCTGCTCGAGCGCATTGACGCCCTCGCGCGCAAGTATCCGAACTCGCGCCACTTCATCTGCCGCAAGACTCGCAAGAGCATCACCACCACCACCCAGGTCACTTTCGAAAACTTTGTGCTCAGGAGAGGTGAGGGCATCCGGCTGCACAAACAAGACGGCCTCTACAAATACCCGAATGCCTCCGTGATCGGGTTGCTAGGATTAGATGACACTGAGAAAACAAAATCACTCGAGGCCGACACGGTCTACGTCAACGAAGCCACTGAGTGCTCGGAGCATGAAATTGAAATGCTGCTGCGCTCGCTGCGCTGGCCAGTGATGCCCTGGAAACAAGTCACACTCGACTGCAACCCTGACGCGCCCACGCATTGGCTGTTCAAAGCTTTCGATGAGAAGCGCGTTAAGCGTTTCGCCTCGAGGCACGAAGATAACCCCGCGCTTTGGGACCTCGCCAAACAGTGTTGGACCGAAGCGGGCCGCAAGTACATCGCGATCCTCGATTCGATGACCGGCGTGCGCTATCGACGCTTACGCAAAGGTGAGTGGTGCGCTGCTGAGGGCATGGTTTATGACAACTGGGATGATGCCGTGCACTTCGTTGACTGGTTTCGGCCGCCTGATGAGTGGCCACGTTATTGGGCAATCGACTTTGGTTACACCGATCCCTTTTGCGCCGGCATGTGGGCTGTCGATCCTGACGGCCGGCTCTACCTTTACAAGCACATCTATTTCACCCAGCGCCTGGTGGAAGATCACGCCGAAACGCTACGCAAGACTCGTGAGCAACTAAAAGACCCGCAGCCGCGCGACATCATCTGCGATTGGGATGCCGAAGGCCGCGCCACACTCGAGCGCAAGCTGGGCATGCAGACCACGCCAGCGCATAAGCGCGCTGCAGGTATCAACAGCGGCATCCTCGAGGGAATTGAGGCGGTGAAGTCACGGCAGAAGATCGCCGGTGATGGCAAGCCGCGCATTTACATCATGCGCGACTCGCTGGTTGAGATAGATGAAAAGCTGCGCGAGCGATCGTTGCCCACCTCCGGACCGGCTGAGCGCCCTGGTTACGTTTGGGATCTAAAAAACAATCGGCGCAAAGGTGAGCTGCCAATCGACAAAGACAATCACTTTATGGATATGGAGCGCTACATGGTTGCACAACTGGACCTTGACCCCGCCAACATGCCGGCTGAGCACGGCAGCGCGATCTGGTAGAGACTCATCGCTGGCTCTTGCGCAGAAACATAAACCACCAGAGCCCGCCCAAAAACAGCGCAAAGACGCCAATCGCAATCCAGTCACCCATGCGCTGACTATACACCGGCGAACCTCACGCCCCACAGGAAACCCCCACGCAATGTCATACGGCACCGACTTACTAAACCAGTCCCTTCTTGACGAATCGAAGCGAGCAGAGGATGAGCGCAAGGCTCTGATGGCCAGGGCCTGCCATGCCTACCAGGGCACCGACGTCGTAATCAACCGGCCGCTGAAAGTTGAAAGCGGTGATCCGGATGATAACGTGGCGCTCAATTATTCAGAGACGATTGTTGATAAGGGCGTGGCGTTTCTCTTTGGCCAGGACCTCAAGATCGACATAGGTGATCCGGTGGACACCGCTGAATCATCCGAGTCGCCGGCCCAAGAAGTGAGTGAAGCCTACCTCGAGGAAGTCTGGCCAGAGGACATACGCGCAGAGGACCTGATCGAGCTGGGCACCAATGGCGGCATCTTCGGTCACGTCTGGGCCAAGATTGCGATCGAGAACAATCAACCGTCTGTCGTTGTCGGTGACCCTGAATGCTATTCGGCAGAGTGGGCGCCGGATAACTACAAAAAGGTGGTGCGGTATCTCAACACCTATCGCACCACGGTCAATGGCAAGCCGGTGCTGCGTCGCGAGAACACTTACCCGGTGAGCCCGCAGGCCTGGCAGATTGATCTTGAGCAGAGTACGGCGGACGCGCCTACCTGGACCGTGCTCGAAACCTATCCCTGGCCGTTTCCCTTCGCGCCCGTGGTGCACTGCAAAAACCTCCCGACACCAAACCAGTTTTACGGCAAAGCAGATCTCACGCTTCATGTGCTCTCGCTGATGTACTACATCAATCGCGTGAACTCGCTGATTAACCGCATCGTGCGCTGCCACGCGGCGCCGAAGCCTTACGCCCTGGGCCAGAAGAAAGTTGACATGGAGATCGGCACCAACAAGATGCTGTTTCTCCCCAACCATGAAGCCAAGCTCGGGCTGCTGGAAATGGCTGGAGATTTAGAACAAGCCCGGAATTTCAGGAAGGACCTGCGCGAGGCGCTGTCTGAGATCACGCATGTGCCAGAGGTGACCACCGGCAAGACTGACAACGTGGGCCAACTCTCAGGCCGCGCCATGCGCATCCTCTATGGCCCACTCATTGACCAGACCGCTAAGAAGCGCCGCCTCTACGGCCGGCTGATTAAGCAACTGGTGGGCAACCTACTGGTGGTTGGCCAACAGGCGCCGGCGCAGGCAACCGCGAACGGTGGACAAAAGGTCAAGGTCAACGTGCATTGGGGCGATGCCCTGCCGGCAGACGACAAAGAGCAGGCAGAGGTGGCGGTGATGAAAAAACAGGTGGGCTTCTCCAACGACACGCTCATCAGCGGGCTGGGCGGCGATCCGGACACTGAGCGCACGCAGCGCGCAACTGACGCCAGCGAAGCGCAAGCTAATTTCATGGGCTCGATTGATCAGGGACTGGTCAACGATCCGAATCTAGGGACCACCACCAACAAAGGCGGCAAGCAATGAGAAAACTTAAAAGCCTTTGGGCACTCGTCCTGCTATTAGTGGCTGGCATCGCATACGCCGCTGCGCAGTCGTCACCGCCGTGGTTCTCAACGTCCGCCCCGACCTACTACTGGGCAGGGTCAACGTATGACGTAAGGGCGCTGCAATATGCCGACCCCACCAGAACGGACCGCTTTGCGGCGTGTTGGTATGGCGACCGAATCGTCCTGAATGTGAACATGCCAGCGACACCGCAACGAATATCACTTTATCTGCTGGATTGGGATCGGCTAGGGCGGCAAGAGCGAATTGACGTTGTTGACGCGGGCACTGGGGCGACCTTGGATTCGCGAACAATAACTGATTTGACCGGGGGAGTTTATGAAACTTGGAACATTTCGGGGAGTGTGCAATTCGTAATCACGAATCTAGTTGGGCCGAACGCCGTGGTCAGCGGAATTTTTGTTGATTCCACGTCCGCGCCGCTGCCTGGCTCGACACCCACACCCACGCCAACCCCAATCCCAACACCTTCACCATCGCCAAGCCCAACTCCAACGGCGACTCCAACACCAGCGCCTTCACCCAGCCCAACGCCAACGCCAACCCCCACGCCCTCGCCGAAGTTTTGCGGAAAAGGAAAGTGCAATCACTTTTAACCGCGATCTCAAACACACCTCGCCAGTTCACTCGCTGGCGCTAAAAGGAAAACAGAAAATGTTAGAAGCACTGACCCCTCAAAATTTAGTCATCCACCGCCCGTTTGCCGAGTCGATCCAGATCGAGCGAAACGGCGCCGCAATGCTGGCACGCGCCGAAGAGTTCCTGCGCGAGCATGGCTTTCCCCTGCTGGGCGGCAGCGCTGCCGGCGCCTGGACCTTCACCAACAGCGGGCGCGCCAGTCTGCTAAACGGAACTTTCGACATAGACAGCGACTCCTACAAGATGGCGCTCTTCCTGAGCACGTCAAACATTGGAGCCACCAGCACCACCTTTGCTGGTCTGACCAACGAACACGCAGCCGCGAACGGTTATACCGCCGGCGGCGTTGCGGTCACATTCTCGCTTTCCGGTACGACCACAGAAACTGCGGATTGCACGGATGCAAGTTGGACTGCATCGGGTGGCTCCATCGTTGCGCGCTTTGCCGTGATCTATGAAGTCAGCGGCAACGTGCTTTGCTACTGTCTGCTGGACTCCGCTCCGGCTGACGTCACAACGACAACCGGTAATACGATGTCGGTGCAAATTAACGCATCCGGCGTGTTCACGCTGGCGTAAGAATCGGAAATCAACAAAATGTGCAACCCCAGCGGGCCTGCCCCGCTGGGCCCACCTTTGTTTTTGAGGGCCACCAGTGGCGACCAGGTTTTATCTATCTTCCACAGGCACAGTGACGCAGACGCCAGGCTTTGCCGCGTGGACGCGCACGACTGAGGGCCTGCGCCGTTCTATGTCTCCGACCAAGGACGCCTCGGCGATCACCAGCACCACCATGTGGGCCAACGGAAGCGCCGCGGCCAACGACTCAGCCCTGGCCAGGCAATTTGTTAGCGCGCCTATGAGCGCGGGCGTTGCTTTTGCCACTTCGGACACCATCAAGGCTCAGGCTCGCTGCAATGAGTCGGCAATCAACGATAACGTCAACCGTGCGCCGATCGCTGTAAAGGTTTATTCCCAGGACGGAGCAACTCTCCGAGCCACGTTGCTAGGGCTAGGTCATGTTGGTCTAAACACCACCGAGTGGCCGACTGCGTTAACCAATAAGACCATCGCCAACTCCGACGCATTGACGGCCGGCTACACCACCGTGCTGGGTGATATTCTGGTAGTGGAGTTGGGCGCCCAGGTCGATGCCACAGGCGGCACGACCGTCACTGCCACCATGTCGTTTGGATCGGCGAGCGCCTCAGATCTTTTAGAAAACGAAACTGATACAGCGGCAAATAATCCCTGGTTTGAAATCAGCCGCACGATCTCTTTTGCCAACATAGTAACTCCAGGCGTCTTGGCGCTTACCATTGCCACATTCGCGCCCACGCTGCTTCAAGCGCTGACACCTGGGACACTAGCCCTGTCACTCGCGACGTTTGCTCCGGCTGTGCTTGTAACCGCGCCGATCATTCCAGCCACCGCCACACTCTCGCTAACCACGTTTGCGCCCACGCTCACACAAGCAATCACACCCGCAACCGCGGCGTTGGTTCTAACTGGTTTGGCTCCCGTGCTGGTCCAAGCCCTCACGCCAACCACTGCGGCGTTATCGATCGTCACCTTCGCGCCTCTAACTGCTGGAGGCGTGGTTCCCGCAACAGCTTCGCTTTCGCTGGCCACCTTTGCGCCAGCCCTGGCTCAAAACCTAACGCCACAAACCGCGGCGCTAGTCCTGACCACGTTCGCCCCGACTCTCAAGACCGTGCTCATCCCTGGCATCGCAGTCCTAGTTACATCCACTTTCGCACCCAGTGTGTTGTCGGGAAATACACTTGCTCCCTCAACCGCTGCTCTGGTGACAACCACCTTTGCGCCAACCTTGCTGCAAACGATCATGCCGACGACGGCCACACTGGCGCTTACTGGCCTTGCCCCTCAACTGGTCCAGACCGTCACACCCGCAGCGCTTGCGCTCACCATCGCCACGTTTGCGCCGACCGTCTCAATCACTTCACCCGGTGTGGTGGTAATTCCAGGCGTGGCCAATCTCGCCCTGGTCACCTACGCGCCAACACTGGTTCAGATCATCGAACCGCTGCCGGCCGTGCTGGTGACAATCACGTTTGCACCCGTGGTGAGTAACGCTGGCCTTCAGCCCAGCACCGCGGGCCTCACCACCACTCTGGTCAACAACGGCACCACCAGCGTGGCCGCAGTCACCGGCACCAACTCAACCTCGCTGGTCAACAATGGAGTCACTTCGACATGAGCTGTTTTTATACAAAGAAAGACAACACGGCGATCGCAATTGCGGTGGTCTTGTCTGATGCCAACGGGCCGGTCAGCCTCACCGGCGCCACTGTCAGGTTTCGCATGCGCGCCTGGGATGGCATCAGCAGCCCAGCCCTTGGCACTGCCAAAGTGGATGCTGCAGCCACACCCGACGGAGACCAGTCGGCGAACAAAGGCAAAGTCACTTACACCTGGCAGGCTGCTGATGTGGACACCCCAGGACTCTACGCTTGCGAGTGGGAAGTAACATTCAGCGGCGGCGCAAAGGCCACATTTCCGCGTGATGATGAGTCACCCTCGCTTGATTCAGTGCGCATCTGGCAGAACCTTGCCTAATGTCATCGCAGCTCTACACCGCAACCAATCAGTTTCGCAGCGCACTGCTCGCGCGTGATGCTCTGGCTGCGCGTCAGTTGACCGGCGCATACGTCATTACAGCGCGGCGCATTCGGCAGCAGATCCTGCAGCTCGGTCAGAAGATCGAGCAGGCCAGGGCCGCTGGCGAGCGCATCAGTCCTTCGTGGCTCTATCAACAGCAGCGACTCGCGAGCCTCTTGCGCCAGGTGCAAAACGAGATCATCGGCTTTGCGGGCCACGCCAACACAACAATTGAAGCAATGCAGCGTGAAGCAGCCCAAATGGGCCTCGACCATGCTGAGACGCTTTTCATTCTCGGAAGTCAGGGCACAACACTCAGCGGTGGCTTTGCGAAACTCCCCGCGCAAGCTGCAACTGATCTGGTGGGCTTTGCTGCTGATGGCAGCCCATTGTCTGACCTGCTCGCGAATCTTGCGCCAGGCGCAGCCGATGCGGTCAAGCAAGCTCTTTTCAGTGGGATTGTGCGCGGCGCCGGCGCCGAGGCAATTGCTCGCGAAGTTTATGACTCGCTTGGCGGCAACATGGCGCGCGCGCTACTGATTGCCCGCACCGAAACTCTGCGCGCATATCGCGAATCGTCGCAGCGGTTTTACGAAAGCAATGCTGACGTCGTGAATGGCTGGCGCTGGGTTGCTTCGCTGAGCTTGCGCACCTGCGAGGTTTGTTGGGCCATGAACGGCAGCGAGCATTCGGTTGACGAACAATTCAGCAGTCACCCTGGCTGCCGGTGCACACCGGTGCCGATTACAGACATGAGCCAGCCCACGAAAACAGGCCCAGAGCGGTTTGCGGCGTTGCCAGAGGCGCAGCAGCAAGAAGTGCTCGGGCCCTTGAAGTTTGAAGCTTATAAAGCAGGCAGGATTACGTTGCAGGATCTGGTGGGCGCATCAACCAGCCGGCGCTGGGGCATGAGCCTGCAAACACGTTCGCTGAAAGATGCGCTGGCAGATCCTCGAGGGCAAAATCTGCCGCGGTTGCCGAAGCGGTCAAGCATCAAGCAGGCACGTCGCGCTGCTTAGTTACTCGGCCAACTGTCCGAGCGCTTTCACTTCGACGCTGCAATTCCCATAGGTCTTCGCGCCGTCTGCGAAGCTCGCATGGCCGTTGGCACTGAGTTGTATGATGCCGTTGCCGACCTGTTGATCCAAGATCGTTTCCAACGCAGGCTTTACCGCGTCGAACTCCGCTTTGCTTTGATCGGTCAGCGCCGCGCTGGTTTCCATCAGCTTGCGCTTGATCGCTTCCGGCTTGCCAATTAAGTAAACTGAAAAGGACATTTTCTATCCCCGTTTTTGCAAAACAGGCCTGTCGGCGCGTGTGCTTTCCGACAGACCTGCGAAGTTTCAATTTAGGATGCCAGCAAGCGCAGCACCCCCGCGCAAAGAACCTTTACCGGCCCGTGGCTGCTGCGATTGCCCCCAGCTCGTAGCGAGCAAAGACCGCATCAGCGCGGTTGAAGTAGAGCGTGATGGGCGTCACCCCATCCCAGCCCGTGCAGTAATCGTCAATAAGATCATCCAGCGGCGCGCCTGGCACGCCTTCACCCATGCCGATGAGCTTGTATTCCGAGTGCTGCGTGCTTGGTGGCACGTTGCCCCGGTTGTTTACGACTTTGATCTCAGTCAGCGCGTGCGTTTCCGAATTGAGCCGGCTGAGCAGGAAAGCGCCATTTTTGATCTGCTCAGGCGTGACTAACACGCTGACCAGATTTGCGATACCAGTTTGCGACTGATTGGCCGCGTTATTTGGATCCATGAGTTACCTCACAAGTTGGATTGAAGTTTGAGAGCCTTCGCAGGCCCCAAAAGAGAAACGTCCGTGTTTGCTATAGCTAATACGTGACTGGTAATTCCGCGTCAACAGTTTTTCCCGTCTGACACTCTGTTGCGCGGCTGGCCGTCATCGCGCTGACAGGGCAAAGGTGGTTGCATAATCCTCGCCGCAACACCCGGGCCCACCGCGCAGGGCCTGTTGCTCCTTCGAGAAAGGGCGCTGGCCGTTCATCCAGCGCCCACCCCCTTTTCAAAACGAATTTGATTCCCACCCGAATTTTATGACTACACCGAACACAGCGGATCCTGCCGGTCAGGCACCAGCAGCACCCGCGGGCCAGGCGCCCACACCGACTCCCGCAGCTCCCGCTGCACCAGCACCAGCCCAGGCGGCAGGTGACCCCGCAAAGCCAGCAACACCAGCCACACCAGCAGCGCCCCAGGCGGGCACTCAGGTCACTGACGTTGCGCAGCTGCAACAAATCACAAACGCGGCGAACGCAGAAGCGGCCAAATACCGCACCGCCCTCAAAGCAATTGAGGACAAGGACAAGACCGAAGCGCAGAAACTCAAGGAATCCAACGAAACTTTGACTGCGCAGAATCGCTTGTTCCAGGTGCAGGTGGCAGCCACCAAACTGGGAATAGTGGATCCGGAAGCAGCAGCAATGCTGTTGCCGGTCGGCACACCCAGCGACCAGATCGAAACGCAGTTGAGCCTCATGTTGGCTGCACGTCCCTGGTTGAAAGGGCAAGTCGCTCTGCCAAACACGCCCGCAGGTAACCCGCTAAAATCAGCATCAGGGCTCACCATGGAAATGGTCCAAAAGATGACGCCCGATGAAATCAACGCACGCTGGGCCGAGGTGCAGCAGGTGATGACAGCCAGCAAGACTGGCATCACACCTTAAAGCATTCCCCTCGAGGCCCCATGGCAGTGCGCTAATGGAGCCCACCAATGGCAATCGACAATTTTATTCCACAGATCTGGTCTGCGCGTTTGCTGGCCAGTCTCAAGAAAAGCCTGGTCTATGGTCAAACCGGCATCGTCAATCGCGACTATGAAGGCGAGATCAAAGAAAAAGGCAACACCGTCAAGATCAGTTCGATCGGAGCGGTGACTGTCTCTGACCACAGCAAAAACACCGACCTCACTGCGCCCGAAGCGCTGAACGATGCGCAGCAAGTGCTGGTCATCGAAAAAGCCAAGTATTTCAACTTCCAGGTTGATGACGTTGACCGCGTGCAAGGCACACCGGCCGTCATGGATCAGGCCATGGTCGAAGCCGCTTATGCGCTTGCTGACCAGACTGACCAGTACATCGCCGGCCTCTACACTGAGGCGCTTGCTGCCAATCTGCTTGGTACCACCGGCTCACCCACTTCGATTGCCACGGCCGCTGCGGCTTACGAAGCGCTGGTTGACTTGGGCGTCCTGCTGACTCAATCCAACATTCCCACGCAAGGGCGCTGGGCCATCGTTCCACCCTGGTTTTACGGACGGCTGCTCAAAGACGATCGGTTCGTCAGGGCCGGTACCGTGGCAACTGATCAAGTGCTGCGCAATGGCCAGATCGGTGAGGCCGCTGGTTTCAGCGTGATGCAATCGAACAACGTGCCGAACGACGGCGCGGGCGCCAAGTATCGCGTCATCGCTGGCCACCCAATGGCCATCAGCTTTGCCGAACAGGTCAGCAAGGTTGAGGCATACCGGCCCGAGCGCCGCTTTGCTGATGCCGTCAAGGGCCTGCACCTCTATGGCGCGAAACTGGTGCGCAACCAGGCAATCGCCGTGGGCACCTTCAACAAGACCTAGTGACTGGCTATTCCAGCACACTGGCGCAAGCACAGGGCCGGCTCTCCTTTTGACTGGTAATCGGACGGACAACCGGCCCCTGCAAGCGCTCACTTTACGGAGAAAAGAAAAATGGCAAATCCAGCTTCACTAACAATCACTGACCTCGTGAAAAACGCAGCTCTCACTCAGCCCGCGACTCAAGCAATTGATACCGATGGCACGGTGAACTGCGTCTCGGCCGGCAAGACCGACCGCCTGATCTTCGAAATCATCAACCTGGCGGCAACTGCTCTGACGGTCACCTTTTTGGCCGGCACCGGTTCCCAGGCGATGATTCCCCAGGATCTGGCAGTTGCTTTGGCAGCCACCGGAACCGCAACCGACAAGCGCATCATCGGACCTTTCGAAGCAGGCCGCTTCATGAAAGCAGACGGCTCGATCGATGTGCAGTTTGCGCACGCCTCAGGCAGCACCAACGCCACAGTGCGCGCGTATCGCCTGCCCGCCACCGTCTAAGCCGTTCCCCCGCCTGTGGGCGGTGCATTTCAACGTGCGCCGCTCACAGCCTTCTTTTTCTTAAACAATGTCAGCCCGCACAACCATGGCTCCGCTCATCACGAAAGTGCGTGAGCTGACCAATGCAGCAATCAGCGACTTCTCAGACGATCAAGTGCAGGGCTTTCTTGACCGGCACCGGATCGAGTTTCGCTACGAGCAGCTCTGCCCGCTTGTGACTCGCGCACCCCAAAGCGCGGTGATCTACAAGATCTTTGAATTTGAGAATCTTTACCCGCGCATGATTGAAGCCGGCGACATTTACGACCTGGTTGACAACACTTTCACCAGCATCAAGACCGATCTCGTGACTAGCACCGGCGAGGACTTGGTCAATGGCCGCTGGGTTTTCAACTCACAGCCCAAGTGGCCGGTGATGATCGTCTGCTGGGCCTACGACTTCTACGCCGCCGCTGTTGATCTGATTGAGCTGTGGTTTGCCAAGATTCGCGCGAACCGGCAACTCGTTTCGATTTCCGACAATGGCCAGGGCTTCCGCTGGTCCGAGGATCTGCTTTCATCGCTCAAAGACCTGCGCGATCTCTACACGATGCAGATGTGCGTTGAGTCAGGCCACATCACTGACGCCGACAGCAACAGCATGCCCTGGTAGAAAATGGCCAACCCCGTTTCAGCAGCAGACCTCGCCACAGCTCGCACCGCTGCAGAGTCGTTGATGACCGATTCAGTAGTTATCAAGCGGCCCACGGTCGCGAAGTCAGATACAGGCGGCAACAAGCCCACTTACACAACCGTTGCCACCACCGTGTGCCGGAAGCTGGATCTTGAGCTGCGACTGCGAGCGATGAACTCCGAAGTTCAGAACGAATTGGACCCGTCGAAGCTGGCCGAATTTCTTTTCCCCTGGAATACCGATCTCCGCACAGAAGATCAGATGGTTGTTTCAGAGGGCGTTTTCCAGGTTCTCGAAGTGGAAACTCGCAGCACGCTGATTCAGCTGCGTTGTTTGGCATATAGAGCAGGCGCATGAGTAACGTTCAATTCACCAACAATCTGCCGCGCATCACGAGCAATATCCGCTCGCGAGCCAGCGCAGTTGTGCGCAAGACCGTGGCTGAGATCGAGACGCGCATTAAAACCTCATTCGCTGAACCGAAGCATGGCGCTGTCTATGGCGCCCACCAAGCATCGGCGCCAGGCGAAGCGCCGGCAATCGATCACGGCATCCTGGCCGGCTCAGTGCAGGCCTACATGGACACTGACCTCAAAGGCGGCATCGGCGTTGGCGCTGAATATGGTCCCGACCTCGAATATGGCACCCCCACGATTGCACCCCGCCCTTTCATGGTTCCTGCCGCTGAATCACTCAAACAAGAATTTGAAGAGAGTCTGAGAAACCTGACGTGACACCGACCAGTCATCAACTGAAACCCGCGCCGCTCAGCTTCGAAAAGCTTGAAAGCCAGGTTGCCGAGCACTTCACTCACGTTGAGCGCGTCACGCATCGCGATGGCACGCTGATCGGCGAGCTGCCGATGATGAACCGCAAAGGTAGGCGTCAGGAAGCAGCGCTCGAGCGCCGAAAGTTCAAACCGGCCACACGCCCAATGAACCAACGCGAGCTGCGCGAGGACATGCTCAACCGCTACGAAGATTCGCTTTACAAGCCTGCGCACCCGCAGAGCAGACCGCGCCAGCCACAGGTAGCAAAACCGGCAAATGAATTAGCAGCGCTGCCGCTTGGCAATTCTCGCCAGAACCGCCTCGCACGTCGCGCAGAGATTCGACGCCGCGCCGAATTAGAAAATCCCTCACCCCAGCCCGAGGCCTCACCCCTCAGGTCTACCACGCACGAATGATCGAACTGCTCAAATCAATCAACACGCTACTCACCGGCGATACCACTTTGATGGCGCTGGCCACTAGCGGTGCGCACCAAGCTATGGCGCCGGCCAAGACAGTGCCGCCCTTTGTGATTTTCTACATCGTGCCCGCTGCTGGGCCTGCTTATGTTTTCGGTGGCGCTGAGGCTTATGACGACATTCTGCTCGCGCTCAAAGGCGTTGCCCAGGACAAAGACGATGGCTCGGCAGCCGGCGTTGACCTGGCCGAGCAGATACGCGAGCGCGGCAAGGTGCTGCTTTCGAACGCGAGCCTTTCAGTCACCGGCTTCAATGTGCTGAGCGTGCTGTGTGGGCAACCGCTGCCGGCAATGGAAGAAAACGTGGGCGGGCGCATCCGCTATCACCGCGGCGACTACTACCGCGCACTATTGCAGAAAGTTTGAAAGAGCTTATGAGCAAAAAAGAACTGACGCCGACTGTGCCTTTTCACGAGGCACCAACCGCGACCAGCCACTTGCAAGCCTACGAAGTGCTCAAGGGCCTTTCGTATTTCGACAACAAGGCGCGCGGCGAAGTTGGCGACATTGTTACTGACCTGCCCGAAGAATCGATCGCGTGGCTGCTCGAACAGGGCTGCATCAAGCCCGTCGATGAGGTGAACTAATGCCAACCTTTGTGCACGGCAAACGCACTCATGTGCTGTTTGACCAATACGATCTGACACGCTTTTTCAAGTCAGTGCAAACCAAGAATAACGCTGACGCGCTCGACAAAACCACGCTCGGCTCATCGGCCAAAGAATATCAGGCCGGCTTTCAGGGTGGTGACGTTTCCGCAGAGGGCCTGTTTGAATCGCAGGATCCAACCATCATGGGCGCCAACGAATATCTTGACGCTGCCATTGGCGCTGCCGTGCTGCCGATCATCACTATCGGTCCCGCGGGGCTCGACACGTTGGGCAACATCGCAAAGATGTGCGAGGCGGATCTGACCTCAAAGAACGTCGATTCAACGATTCAGAACCTGATCATGATCACTGCGCAGTTTCAGGCGAGCGAAGGCGTGCGCCAGGGCGTGGTATTAGCCCCGCAGGCCAGCTATAGCGCCACCGGCAACGGTGCCAGCGTGAGCGACCTGGGCGCCGGCCCGATAGTTTCCAGCGCGCTCAATGCAGGCGGCGCTGGTTACGTGGTTGGCGATACGGGCACGATTGTGGGCGGCGGCAGTGATGCCACCTATGAGGTGCTAACAGTCAGCAGCGGTGCCGTAGTCACTTACGCCATTAAGGCGCAAGGCACCCGCTACGCGATCGCGACTGGTGCAACCACCGGAACTGGCGGCACTCAGCCAGGCGCTGGCTCTGGCTTCACCGTCAATATTCTTTCTGTGACCAACGGGCTGGTGGCCAACCTGCACGTGCTCAGCAAAGCAGGCACTACACCAACGATTGACTGGAAGGTCCAGCACTCGGTTGACGACGCCATTTGGGTAGACCTGCTGACCTTCACCCAGGCCACCGACAAAACCAAACAGCGCCTGACCTACACCGGCGCAGTCAACCGCTACCTGCGCGCCATCAGAACCGTGGGCGGCACCGGCGGGCCAGCTTTTGAATGCGCCCTCGCAGCGGCGCGCCTCTACAACCTGCAATAACACTGACCACCACCTAACCTCTGCGCCACCGCGGTGGCCAGTTTTGGAGTACACCCCACCATGCCAAATTTTGTACACGGCAAGAAAACCGTAATCAAAGTCGATAACTCGGCCGGCTCGCTGCAAGACCTCAGCGCGTATTTCAACGCAACCAGTTTGCAGCGCGTGCAGGAGCTGCTCGAAACCACCTGCTTTGGCGCCACCGCCAAAACCTACATCGCCGGCTTTCCCGATGCCAAGATCCCGATCGGCGGCTTCTGGGATGCCACGGTTGATAATCACCTCGCCGGCATTCTCGGTGTGGAAACTTCCAGCATCGAGCTGTACCCAGAGGGCACGGCCAGCGGCATGGTGAAGTACACCGCCGAAGCAATCCTGATCACCTACGATTTCTCGACCGGCGCCCACCAGGCCAGTGCCTGGACCGGCGAGCTGCAGGTTACCGGCGCCGTCACTCGCGCGATCATTTAGTTTCCTAATTTGAAAACGCAAGGCACACCGCTGTGGGCTGGTTAACTTATAGGTTAACTGGCTCGCGGTGGCAGCGGCCCACCCAATTGAATGCCACTAAAACTTTCCGAGCTAAAGAAGAAAACGGCAGAGCGGTCATTCGAGTATGACGGCGAAACCGTGAACCTCGTCATCTTCACCCGCAAGGTGACGCCGGTTTATCGGTCGCAATGGCTAGCCTTTACAAAGGACCCGGATCGAGACTCGCGTTGTCAGCTAGTTGCAGACATGCTCAGCACATGGGACGTGGAAGGCGATGACGGCCAACCGCAACCCATCAGCTACGAGTTTCTGCAAGAGTGTCCGGACGACTTTCTGAACAAACTCGTTGAGGCCGTAGAGGACGCGCTTTTCCCAAAGGACCCTACGAACGCGAGCAGCTCACCCTCTGGCTCGCAACCCACGACGAGCCCGCAGGAAAACTAGGCAGCTGCCCGGACTGGTTCAGGCTTTACGAAACTTGCGCCGCCATGAATTGGGCCATCCCACCCTGGGTGCTCGCAGAGATGCCGGCTCAGTGGGGTCAGTGGGCCATTGATTATCAAGTCGCCTGCCAACAGGCAGACGTAATGCGGCAGCAGATCAACGCTGCGCGCGCGCCTCAAGGTGGTTAGCTAGTGGCACTCACCGCATTCAGTTTGGTTGGCACTGTTGAGGCTAAGACCGACGGCGCTGAGCAGGGAATCAAGCGCGTCGATCAGGGCCTGCAGAACCTGCAGGCGCGCTTCAACAAGCCTTTATCAAACAACTTTTCGCGGCCTTTTCAAGAGGTTGCCACCGGAATAGTTTCCAAACTCACTGGCGCTATAGTCGCCGGCGACATGATCACGCGGCTTGCCGCCTCATTCACTGAAGCTGCCAAGGCCGTGGTGGAGTTCAGCGGCAAGCTCGAACAAACAAAAGTCGGGTTTACTACCTTAATCGGCAGTGCCGCTGAAGCCGAGCAGCATATTCAGCAGCTCAGACAGCTTGCAGAGCACAGCCCATTTGGTTTCGAAGATCTGCTGGTCGCGTCTCGTCGTTTTCTCGCGATGGGAACTGACGCCAAAAAGGTCATCCCCCTGCTCACCGATGTGGGCAACGCGGTGGCGGCTATTGGCGGCGGTGCCGAGGAAATCGATAGCGTTACAACCGCGCTTTCTCGCATGGCCCAGCGCGGCCAGGTCAGCGAACTCGAACTCCTTCATCTTAGTCACTCAGGCATAAACGGAATAAAGATCCTCTCCACCGAGCTGGGCATCAGCACGGCCGAAGTGCGAAAGCTCACAACGGAAGGGAAGATCAGCGCTGACACGTTCATTACCGCATTTCAGAAATTCTCACGGGAAAATTTCGGCGATGCAATGGAAAAGCAGAGCCACACATTCCTCGGCTCATTGAGCATTATCAAGGATGCTTTGCTGGTTACCGCGTCAACTGCCTTCGAGCCTCTGTTTAAGAAAATCAGCGAGATCACCGACCGCATGGCCCAGGAGATGATCGGGGGCAAGTCGAAGGTCGAAAGCGCTTTCCAAAGCCTTAGTGAAGGTCTGTTAGAACTTGCTGGAAATCTCGGCAAGAGCATGGGCAAGACGATGGCCGAAGGCGTGGTGAGCACGTTCAAAACTTTCACCACTACCGACGACTGGAAAGACGCAGAAAAGCAAATCATCGCCTTCATGAATGGCCTCGCCCCTGGCGATTTTAAGTTTGACAAGCAAGGCTACCTTAATGTACCCGAGACAGCGATCCCTCAAGTGCCAGTGCCGGATCTCGCCCCGGTGCCACTGCCGAAAGACAAGACATCGATTCTAGGTTTGGACAACACCGCAGATGTTGCCAAGAAAACAGCCGACATTTTCAACGAGCTGATCAAGAAAGTCTCTACGTTCGGTGAAGCAAGCGAAGTAGCTGCCACAAAAGAAAAGTTGCTCACTGCCGGCGTAACGGATCTCAACACCGGGCTGGCAGCGCAGGCAATGAAGTTTGCCGCCGCTGCTGATGCCGCAAAGACTGCTGCTGACCAACAGCTTGCCGAGCAGAACCGCATCTTTGATCGCAACCAGTCCATTGCCGCCCAGATGCTCGACTCTGCCGAGAAAACCACTGAGCAAATTGCGCAACTCGGCGCGCAGTTCAAGGGTGGCCTCAGCGAAGTAGATAAATTCAACCTGGGTCTTGCCATTACTGCCGCGCAGGCTGGCCAGACCGCCGACGCGATCCAGTTGGTAAGATACAGTCTTACGCTGCTCGATCAGGCCAAGGTAAACAATCAGTTCGAACAGCACTTGAAAGAATTGAGTGACCGCGCATTCGAGCTGGGCGGCAAGATTGATGGTGGCCGCACGCCGCGCGAGGAACTGCAAAAGTGGCTGCAGGATACCGGCCTCCTGGCAAAGTTCACGACTAACCAATTGAAAGACCTCACGGATGAGGCCGATAAGATCGCCAACGCCAAAGTGTTGAATGACCTCAATCGAGGCGTCTCCGGTCTGGCCAAAGAAGAAACCAACAAGGTGCGCTCCTTCCAGCGCAAAGATGACGGCGAAGTCTCCGGACTTGCGCAGTCGCTGGCGGCGATCCCTGAGTTGAATGTAGAACCGGCGATTTTCGACAAGCTGATCGCCTTCTTCAAGGAGTCGAAAGCCGGCGCTGTTGACTTCGCCAAAGCTAACGATCTTGTTGACGGCTCGCTGGAGCATTTGAAAAAGATCATGGGCGATTCCGTGTTCGACAAATTCAAGGAGGAAATTACAAAGATCTTCATCGACGCCGACACGGTTGACAGGCTCAACAAAATCGCCGAAGCAACTGCAAAGTACAAAGAGGAATTGGGCCACCTTAACGGGATCATCCTGCAAGACAGAGAACAGACTCAGCGGCAATACATCGAGATGCTGCTGCTCACCGATGCTTACCGGGACCTGACCGACGCGCAAAAAGAAAACCTGAAACTCCGCGCCAGCGAAGCCGATGCACACCTGCGCCAAGTGCAGGAAACCGAGCGCCTTAGACATCAGCTGAAGAGCCTGGCGAGCGATATAACCAACATCTTCGACAACAGCATTCAGGCAGCATTCGAAGGCGGCTGGAAAGCAATGTTTCGCTCAATCGGGATGGGCTTTGCTCAGATGCTTGAGCAGATGGCTAACGATCTGTTGCGCTCAAACATTCTGAGACTGCTGGAAAAGGCCGCGGGCATCACGCCGGCACCAGGTTCGAAGGAAGAGCAGGCGCAATCCAACAGCAGTCAGAATCTGCTTGGCGGCCTTGTTGACAAGCTGCTCGTCAAACTAGGACTCGTGAAGCCCAAGGCGGCGGGTCCGGGCGCGCTAGGGAAAGCCAACGCCGGGCCGCAAGCTGATGCAAAGGCCAACGCGCAGACAATCAGCACGGCGACAAAAGAGAGCGCGGCACGGGTCACTGAGAAGCTCGGCTCTGTTGGCCACGACATTACACAGCAGATCAACGCCGCAGCAGAGCATCTCTGCCAGTGCTCGCAACAGCCAGAGCAGCAGTCATCTGCCCAGCCAGAGCAGCAATTATCTGCCAGGGAACGGTTCAACGTGCTTGTGGATGGGCTCCAAAGCGCATATGAAGTAGCAAAGCGCGGCGTGCGCACAACCCGCAGCAGCGTTACATCTACTGTCAGCGACCCCAGCACCGGCGAGGTTCTGGCCGGCGGCGGCCCCGGTGGGGGCACAGTGCCGCAGAGCATTTCGCAGCAGCTCTCCGCGACAGGCGATCAGACGCAAGTCATCCAAGCGGTCAATAACTCTAGCGACCAGATTGTTTCAGCCATTCACGAAGCGGGTCACACGCTCGCCATGCAGGGGCACTCCGACGCCGAATACATCGTCAATGCCCTCACGCCGCGCAGTGAGGGTTTTCTGTCCGGGCTTTTGAAGGCTGCCATAAGCGGCGCTGCCTCGGGTCTGATGGGTGGCCTCACCAAGGGTGGTGGTGGCGGTGATGGTGGCGGCAGCGTTACATCTACTGTCAGCGACCCCAGCACTGGCGAAATCCTTCCTGGCGGCGGGCACGCAATGGGCGGCATCATCAACGGCCCTGGCTCGGAAACCTCAGATTCGATCATGGGCATAGACCGGCGCGGCATACCCACGGCGATGGTTTCTCGCGGCGAGTTTGTTGTGAACGCTCAGGCCACGCGCAAACAGCGTGCAGCGCTTGAACTGATCAACCGCACCGGCGAGTTGCCACACCTCGGCCTCGGCGGTTTCCTCAAATGGACGAGCGCGATCTCTCACAAAGGCTTTCGCGACGTCACTATGCCGATTTCGCATGAGGGCTTTAGAAACGCCACCATGCCGATCACGAATGAAGGTTTTCGCAACGCGACCATGCCTATGGCCGGCTATTTGGGCGGCAAGAATAGCCCGCAGATGCAGACCACCGCTTCTGGAAGCACCAAGCAGACTGCCAACGGCGGCGGCGGTGACACTCACCATTACCATTTCAACCTGCACGCACACGGCAATGACGCGGCCATGCAAATCAAGAAGTCGAGCCATCAGATTCGGCGGCAGATGGCCGAAAACATGCGCAGTATCGCAGCCTAAAAACTTATGAGCATCGACGCCGTAGAATTCCCACTAAACGCCCGACGCCTTGGCCCTTCGGTTGAGGTGGCTGCCACCATGCTCACCAACTTCACTGGCAATGAAGTGGTGAACTCCAACCGCTCGCAGCACCGCAGAGTTTTCAATGCTGCCTTTGGCATTCGCTCGCTCGCCGACATTCGCATTTTGTCGGCCTTCTTTCACGCGCAGGGCGGCCCGGTCAATGGTTTCCTGGTCAAAGACTGGACTGACTTTCAGGTGACGCGCACGGCAACGACTCTTGCGACCGGCATCACCACCCAGGGCATCGCCACCAACACCACCGGGGCAGTTTGGCAGATGCAAAAGCTCTACACCGTCGCCTCGCGCACCCATACGCGCAAGATTCTGCGGCCAAAGGCGGGCGCGTCAATTTACTTTGACGGCACGCTCAAGACCATCACCACTCACTACACCTATGACACCACCACTGGCCTGCTCACAGTTGTCAGTGGCTCACCCACAGCCATCACCTGGACCGGCGACTTCTATGTGCAGTGCCGCTTCGCGCAAAAGAACCTGCCCGCAGATCTGATGATGTACCGCGCCAACGACACCGGCTACGGCGACCTGCCAGACGTGCCCATGATCGAACTTCTCTAAAATGTCTTTAACCAGCACAACCCTCACGCAGCTCTGGACGCTCACCAAGGGCTCGAACGTCATTCGGCGCACCACCTTTGACCAGCCGCTGACCTATGGCGGCAACCTCTTTGCCACAGCGCCGCTGCAGCCTTCTGCCTTTGATGAGCACCAGGACCTGACGCCAAACCAGATCGAGATCGCTATCAACCTCGAGGGATCCGGCATCACCGAAGCCGCGCTAATGGGGCGCACCTGGGATCGCGCGCGCTTGCTTATTCAGGCGGTTGATTACACCAACCTGGCGGCGGCGCCGGTGCGCACCTGGCGCGGCGACCTGGCGCACGCCGTGGTCATCAATGGCCAGCTTTCGCGCTGCGAGTTTCTTTCGCTGCTAAACCGGCTGAGCCAATCCATTGGCGATCTCTACAGCCCGACCTGCCGCGTGATCGAGTACGGCAACGCCCAATGTGGCAAAGATGTGTCGGCCGAAACCTTCACCGGCGCCGTCACGGCCGTCACTGATGGTTCGCACTTCACGGTCAACATCACCCAGGCGGTGGCCAACTACTTTCAGTTTGGCCCTTGCAAATTCACCTCTGGGCCGAACACCGGCAGCGACAAGCTGGAAATTAAAAGCAGTATGGCCAGTGGCGCCAACACGGTGCTCGAGCTGGTGCAGGACTTTCCTTTCACCGTTTCGATTGGTGATGCGGTTGAACTAATCCGCGGCTGCAATCGCGAGTGGCCCACCTGCCAGGCTCGCAGCAATGCAGCGCGCTTTCGCGGCGAACCCAACATTCCCGGGCTCGACAAGCTATTCCGCAAATTCCCTGAATAATGCCCTCACCCGATCAAATCATTGCCGAGGCTCGCAGTCTCATCGGTGCGCCCTATCGGCACCTGGGCCGTGGCCCGTTCGCTTACGACTGCCTGGGCCTGGTGCTTGTAGTTTTCAAGCGCGTGGGCGCGGTAGCGCAGGACTTCGATTTCACTGACTACAGCCAGGACACCTCGCAGTATCAGCTTGAGCAGTACCTGAACGGCTCTGATTACCTTGAACGCCTGCCATGGCGCGAGGCCCAGCCTGGCGACATTCTCTTGCAGCGCTTTCACCTAAGCATTCCCGCCAGTCACCTGATCCTCATCACCATGGCCGAACGCGGTTCCCTCTGGGGCGCGCACGCTTCGCGCCGTGGCGTGGTTGAGCAGCGCATTGCGCACATAGAGCGCTGCGTGGCGGCCTACCGGCTGAAAGAGGTGGTGGCCTAATGGCAGAAATTGCAATAGCAGTGGCGATCTCCGCGGCGGTTGCGGCGGCCAGCTACACGGTTCAATACGCGCTGACGCCAAAGGCCAAGCCAATTGAGAAAGGCCGGCTGTCGGGCGACATCCAGATCCAGGACTCGCGCTATGGCCACATGATCCCGATCCTCCTGGGCAGCTCGCCCGCAGCCGCGGCGGTTGGTTGTGACCCTGCCGGCTTCACCAGCCCCGTGGTCACTGACAGCTTCACTCGGGCTGACAACAGCACCAGTTTGGGCACCGCGCCAAGCGGCCAAACCTGGACGAATCTTGGCACCGGCAATTTTGGGATCTTTGGCAATCAGGCGGTATGGGACGGGACCGGCTACGGCCTCGCCGTAGTCGAAACCGGCGAAAGCGACGTGGATGTGAGCGTGATAACGCGCCTGACGATTCCTGCGGGAGAAAGTCTGCACACGATCGGCATCGTGCTGCGTTGGGTAGACGTCAACAACAACATGATCATGTATCACAACGCCGGGCAGGGCTACCGCCTGTATATAACCGTGGCCGGCGTCCAGGAGGGTGGGTATTTCGGCGTCACCGAGCTGAACAATTTTCTTCTATTTGCCGGCGACAAGATGCGCGCGGTTATCTGCGGTACGGTAATCAAGGCCTATCACAACGACACGCTGGTTTACACTCTCGATCTGGCTATTTACCCCGCCGTCGTAGCCGCGCTCGCTGGCGGCACGAAACATGGCATCGCGGAGACCGATGGTTATGCCGCCACGTTTGATGATTTCTCAGTCAAGAAAACTCGCCAGATCCAGGTGGGCGAAGGTGGCGGCATGCGCGTTGGCGGCAACGTCATCTACATGTCGGACGTGCGCAAGGTGGAAACCATCACGCCGGCCGCAGGTGGCAAAGGCTTTGGCAACAAAAATCCCGACACGAAAAATATCAGCTACTTCTGCGACCTCGGGATCATGTTCAGCGAGGGCGAGATGGACCTGGCAAAACTCTTTGCCGGCACCGACCTTTTGATCAGTCGCACCACCGCAGGCGCCACTGGCGTGCGCGATCCGCTGGTTGAGCCTGACCCGAACGCCGACAACATTCTGCTGAGCGATCCATCGGATGCGACTATTTCACAGTTGCCCGCGCTGCGCTATGGCCAGACCCTTACGCCCGATGCCAACGGCACACTCACCGGCACATTGACAGGTGGCGCCGACTTTCGCTTTTACTCGGGCAGCGAAACCCAATTACCCGATCCGTTGATCGAGGCGCACTTCGGTGTGGGCAATACACCTGCTTACCTCGGCCGCAGCTACATCGTTTTAGAAAACTTTGAAGTCGGCAAGTATGGCGCGATCCCCAACTTCACAGCGATCCTCAACAACCTGAATCTCATTACCGCAGCGGACTGCATCGATCACCTCTGCCAGCGCGTTGGCCTGGACCCTGCTGATTTCGACGTTTCGAATGTTAATGGTTTCCGCGTGCGCGGCATTCCGATCACGAATCGCGAACCGCCCAGCAACACCGTTGGGCTCATCGGCACGCTCTTTGGCTTCGACGTGGTTGAAACCAACGGCGAGATCGTTTGCATTGAGCGCGGCGGCGCACCGTCTTTTGCAATTACCGACGATGACCTGGGCACGGTGGAAGTTGAGGACACTGCAGATCCGCAGGACGCTGACATACCTGAGCAGGTGCAAAACGAACTGCAGCTTGATCAGACCGCCTCGCCGCGCCGACTGGACCTCACTTTCTTTGATCCGGCGCGCGACGGCGAAACCAACACGCAAGGGGCCTCGCGCCTCGAGGCGCTGGCCAATGGCTTTGTCACGCAGGAAGTCAATGCCGTGCTCACCGTCACCGAAGGCCGGCAGCTCGCGCAACGTCTGCTTGACGCCGCCTGGATTGAAAGCACTGAGGCCATTCGCTTCAAAGTGCCGCACACCTTTGCCGCTGGCATAACCGCCGCTGCTGTTGGCACCGTGACCCGCAACGGCATCACGCACACAGTCAGAGTCAAGGAAGTCAACGGCTTCGTGCCGGGCGTGCTTGAGTGCGTGGGCACGGTCACGCGCGCCGCTTCTTACACGCAAACACAGATCGCGCCTGGAGCAGATGCCGGCTCGCCAATTGTCACCCCAACCCCGCCCGGCGTGCCTGCCACAACGGTGGCCACCTTAATTGACCGCATCCTGCGAGATCGCGAGCTACAAGATGGCCGGCCGGGCTTCTATGTGGCGGCGTGCTCTTTCGGCAATGGCAGCTGGGGCGGCTGCAATGTTTATTGCGATCGCGGCGCTGGCTACGTGCAACTTGTAAACGTGCCTGAGCAGGCGACCATGGGCATTGTCAACGCCACGCCCGCAACTGTGGCCGGCACTTCGACTATTGACGTTGAACTGTACGGCGAGCAGACCTTGCCGAGTTACACATCTGGTGAGGTGACAGGCGGCGCCGGCTACGTGATGCAGGGCAGTCTGGTCTATCAGTATCAGACCGCCACTCAGCTTTCGACTTCACCAAACCTCTGGCGGCTGACTGTGCTTTCAAACATCGGCGCCAAGTGCACCACCGCTGAGCAGGGCGCCCACGCAGCCGGCGAGCGCTTTGTGGTGCTCAATACCGCCTTGCGCTTCATTTCAGTGGAATCTTCGGAGATCGGCGTGGCGCGCAATTACAAAGTGCCCACCGTTGGGCAGGACATTAACGACGCCGGTGTGATCAGCTTCACCCTCACCGCGCCTAATGTCGCAGTTACCACGCCGGCAGACTGGACCATGACGGCCGGCGCCGGCCAGATCACGCACAGCTGGACGCCGTTCAGTGATGAATGCGTGATGAGCGATGGCCTGATCTATGAAATTCGCGATGACCTGGCCGGCAGCCCGGACGCATTGTTGTACAGCGGCAACTCGCAGCCTTACAAAGAAACCGGCCTCGACACCGGCACCTATACCCGTCACTTTCGTGCGCGCACCCGCTTTGCCGATGGCGCTTATTTGATGGGCTCAATTGTGGTCACCGCTTCATCTGGCTCTGATGCCAACTTTGATCTCATCCTGATCGATCCCACCACCATGGCGCCCACCGTCAGCCCCACCACCATGAACATTCTCACGGAGTTCTAAATGAGCAATCACGCAAACGAAACCGCCGCACACCGGCCCTTTGCCGCAGTCTATACCGACGCCACGGCGCGCACCGCTGCAACCGGCTTTCCGCGAGGCGAGAGCGGCGCGATCATCGCTTTCGCCAGCGCCGACCTTAACAAGCAAGTCTTACAGCAGAGCGACAATACAATCTGGATTCTAACCGCGACCACGCCAACGTGGGTGCAGGTGGGAGGCGCGGGCGTTGGCTTTGCCTCCGATGCTGGCTCGACAGACACTTACGCAGCAACTCTGTCACCTGCTCCGTCCGCGTATGTTACCGGGCAGGCTTACCGTTTCAAAGCCAACACTGCGAACACCGGCGCCTGCACGATCAACTTTAATTCGTTAGGTGCAAAGACCATCAAGAAAGTCGCTGGCGGCATCACTACGGATCTCGCAGACAACGATATTCGGGCGGGCCAGTGGGTTGATGTCGTCTATGACGGGACCAACATGCAGATGCAGAGCACGCTCGGCAACGCGGCGGCTGGCGGCGGTGGCGGGAGCGGTATTGACGCCTTCTTTCCTTTAACAGCACCCCCGACGCTGACAAATTGGACATGGGTAAATCAGGGAACAGCAACAGCAGGTGATTACGGAGCCAGTGTCATTCTTACAGCTCTCGCGGCCAGTGGCGATGATCTGAAAATGCTGAAACGGTCAGCGCCTGGATCGACACCGTATCAGGTCACCGCTGGGGTCATTCTTCAGGGGATCGCCCTAAACTACGCGCTCTGCGGCATCATTCACCGCAGCAGCTCTGACAATAGAGTTACCGCTCTGGCGATGGACAACGATGGACTGAAAGTTTTCATTTTCACCAGCAGCACGAGCACCGGCTCAGTTGTAGCTTCAAACTATCCGGCCCGAACATCTTTCGCCGGGGCAGGACCGGTGCTCTGGCTCCGAATGCGTGATGACGGAACTAACCGGATATATTCGTGGTCCACAAATGGCAGAGTTTTCACTCAGCTATATTCTGTGGCTCGCACAACACACCACACACCGGATGAGATCGGGTTCGTCTGTGAAACGAATCAGATTCAATTCCCCGTCACGCTCTGCTTGCTGTCTTGGAATGTTGAGAACGTCTAAATGACGGCACCACCGCACGCTGGCGCGTTTACAAGAGAAACTAAAAAGCGAAGTGGCCATCGACTCGGTTGAGCTGGTGGCCACCTCTTTTCTGCGTTGCCTACCCGGCTTTGCAGGTCTGAAAGTTATCGTGCGCTGGCTGCCTTTGCTTTTCCCTTCGGCGCTGTCTTGCCTTTTGTTTTAGCCGTAGCCTTCGTGATGGTCCGGCCCGCGCTTTTGCTCTTGGCTACCTTCGCTGCCGCTGCCTTCGTATATTGATTTGGCACTTTTCTGAGATCCTCCTTTCATCGATCAGATTTCGGGCACTGTAGCACACTAGCAAAAGTGCTCAAGCAAGTTTTATTTCTGCGACGCCATTGTGACGCTGCTGCATGAAAACGCACGGGCACCGCAGAGCGCTCGGTATAGAAGCATCAAGATCACTCGAAAAACCGCTGTGGCTGCAACCTGTTGTTAGCTTAAAACTTCGCTGAAAGCGTGCACCCTGATTCGAAGTCAAACGCTCTATCCAACTGAGCTATGGGTGCACGAGTTCTGTTCTCAGCTATTTACGGCCACCAACGCTGGTGGCTGTTTTTGCTCTTGTGACGCCATTGTGACGTGCTTGCCATCGGCGCACTCAACTGCTGCCCTCAAAGTATCACTAGTTGCGTGCGTGTAGCGATCCGCCATCAGCGTATTTGAGTGGCCGAGCAGCGCCGCGATCGTGGTGGCGCTACACCCTGCGTCACCCAGCCTGGTAGCAAACGTGTGGCGCAGATCGTGAAAGTGAAAGTCAGCAATGCCGGCGTCGTTGCAAGCGGCCCGAAAGGCCCGCTTCACCTCTACCACTGCCTTGCCGCGTTTCCCGATAAACACCAGATCACCCTTGCGGCGCTTGCGAGCAGACAGCAGCAGCTCGCGCACCTGCAGGCTCATTGGCACTGTGCGGTCATGGGCCGTCTTTGTTTGCGTGACGTAGATGACGCCACGCGCAAAGTCCACTTGCGGCCACCTGAGCCCCAGCAGCTCGCCACGCCGCATGCCGGTGCCCAAGGCCAGGCTGACAATTGGCGCGAGGTGTTTGCGCCTGCCGGTGAGCTGCGCCATTAGTGCCGTTTCCTCATCTGCCGAAAGATACCGGCTGCGTTTGTTGTCAAGGCGCAGCTTTCTGACCTTGCGGCATGGGTTTGATGCTGCCAACTCGAGATCCACGGCGAGCGCGAAGATCCGAGAAAGAATAGACAGCTCCATGTTGACTGACGCAGCACTTCGGGTGGTGCCGCGCTCTGTGATAGACTGCGCCCGATCGCGTTTGTGTTTTTCAATTGCCAGGGGCGAGACTTCGCGTAAGGTCTTGCCCCTGAATGTTTCTGCCCACCGATTTGCAATTGACTCATCAGTACGCCAACTGCGTTTGTTTGCCTTTGCCCAGGGCAAATAGGTTTCACTCACAAACTCGACAAAGTCCTGAGTGCCCAGCTCTGGCGTTCCGTATGCTCCCTCGAAAACCCGATCACGCGCTTTTGTTTCGGCCTGCTCAGCCTGCCACTTGGTGCGCGCTTCGGGCACTGCTTCGCGATAGCGTTTGCCTTTGATCTGAAAATCAAAATGCCATTTGCTGCCGCGCTTTCTAACTGTCATAGATCACCTCCGTTTGTGTTGGCGGTTGCAGCCACAGAGGTGGCGCGGATAGTAGCGCAGGAATAATCATTTGAACAGGCCCGGCTGTTTTATGCCGGTGGCTGCTTTGTGATTGAGCCATAGAACCTCGGTGCGCCTCTTTGCGCTATCGCTCAGTGCCGGCCGCTCAACTCGATGCCAGTCAGCAAACAATTCAACGTCATAAAGCGCGCTCGGGTAACCGCTCAGCACCACCATGCCCTTAACGGCGTGCAACGCTGCAGCGAGTTCGCGGTGATCGTCATCGGACAATTCGAATTTATAAACGTCACGCTGGCGAGTCTCGCGAGTTGATTTCACGTAGGGCGGATCGACGTAGAAAAGGGTCGCTTCCGAATCATGGGTTTCGATGATCTGAAGCGCGGGCCTGCTTTCGATGCACACGCCTTTCAGTCTCTCGCTCATTGTCAACAAGTGGGTTGGCAGGTTGGCCCAATCATGCGCCGGCGTAGTTCCGGACCTATTGCTGCTGGCTCTAAAACCAGTTGAGTGCTTTGGGTTGGTAGAGGCCGATCCGAAACCCATGTAAGCGCGGATTACTGTTCGCCGCGCCCGTTCACTCCTATTGCTGGTTGGCCTGTAGGCCTGCTCCCATTCTTTTCTCGCAAAGGGCGTCAACTCCAGCTGGCGCTTTAGAGCTCGAGCCAACTTGTCATCGCGCAACACTCGAAACAGATTGCAAATCTCATTATCAAGATCGTTGTAAACCTCAGCATAACTGCGCGGCTTTTGCATTAGCACCGACGCTGCGCCGGCGTAAGGTTCACAATAAATCTTGTGTGGCGCGAAGTGAGAAATGATCCACTGAGCAAGGAGCCACTTGCCGCCGTGGTAGCGAACAACAGGGCGAGCAACCCCCCCCCCCGGCATTACTGCTGTTTGGTCCACTGCACGATCTCATCGAAGTCGAAGCGCAGCAGGTGGCCCACCTTGCGAAACGGGATGCGGCCCTGGTGCTTCATCGTATAGAGCGTCGGCACTTCGAGCTGCAAAAACTCTGCGCACTGCTCAGGCGTCATCAGCTGCGCGATGGTTAGCACTCGCAGAGTCTGCGCCTGGTGCTGCTTCTGTGGTTTGACTGCGGTGAGCGCCATTTAGAACGAAACCCCAAGTCGCACACTGATCAGACTGGGCTGCCGCCGCTCATCACCAAACTTGGTGATCTCAACGTGATGCACCAAAACGCTTTCAACCGTCACACCCGTGTTCTGCTCAAACTCTGCGAGCTTGGATAGCATTTCCCGTTCGAGCATGCCGCGCAATTCTTTCACTTGCTCAACTGTAAAGCTTTCCGTTTCAATCATTGATTAACCTCCGGCAGTGATTTCATCTGCTCACCCCTTTCACGATCAGTTGATATTCAAAAATGCCGCGCTCACGTTCGCCGCGAGCGCGACGGTTTACTGTGTGGCCACCAAAGCGCAGCTTGCGCAAATCTCTCAACCTTGCACTGACAGACGCCTCAGTTGCGCCCGCAACACGATGCAGCTCACTAAGCGTGCGCCAGCGGCCATCCTTCATGCAGTCAAACACTCGCGCGAGTTGACCAGTCAGCCGCGCTTCATCAACACGCGCGTCATAGCTTGCGCCGTCGAACCGCAAAGGCTCGCTGGTCAGATGTGCGAATAGTGGCAGCTCCGGCATCACCGATACATCCAAGTTCTGGCGTACTGGCGCCTTTGTCGCAGCGTGTTGTCGTTGCAAAGCTTGCAGCGTCTGCCGATATCGCGGTTGAGTTTCACGGTCTGCACAACGCAAACCTGCCCACACTCCGCGCCGGTGCGCGAGGTGCTCAGGCACTTGCAGCGCCACCAGCGGCGGCCCTCGCGCACCCCGATATAGGCCAGCACTTCAAGGTCACCGAAGCGCTGGCCGACAATGTCAGGCAGTGGCGGTTGCTGCCCGGGCTGCCTTCCCTGTTTTCTTTTTGGTTGTGGTTGCATCGTTTGCCGTTTCGGTTTCGGGGGCGGTGTCAGCGAACTCTGCCCGATTCCACGGTTCGCCAGGCAAAACTGCTTGCCGCTCATCAGGCGTCATCTGCCGGCTTTCGGTAATCAGGCCCAGGTCATCACGCACCGTGTAGACCTTGCCCTTTTTGTAATCGTGCCATTCAGTGCAATCCACTTCGTGGTATTCACGCTTTTGCAACACAGCGTTTTTTAGGGCGTCGTGCTGAGCCTCTGCGCCGATCTTCTTTGCCTTATATTCATCGGCAACACCTTTAGCCTCAGCTATCAGCCGGTTGACCTCGTTAGAGGCGTTGGCACTCTGCACACCCCGCTCGCGCTGCTCATCATCCGTCAGCTCGCAGGAAAGAAACCGCGTGGTTTTCTCGCCTGGGCTGGCATCGTCAAGCAGCTCCTGATCACGTTTCTGTTTGTCCACTGCTTTGCCTTTCTTGTTGGTGGCCTGAGATCCTGCGCTCTCATTGCCGGTGAAGTAGTGCCCGCAGGGGCATACGAAACCAATTGGCTGCGCCGTGGCTCAGCCCGTTCGATGGCCAACGTGGGCTGAGATTCTCTTTGTTGCCGCACACCGGGCAGCGAATGTAGTCACCTGTGGTCAGTCAACCACCTCGCGGGCTTCCTCGGCGAAGTGATCGAACTCCTGGACGCCGTGCTTATCCCATTGTCCGGGAATCTGGTCCGGGTGAATTCGATCACCAGGTACCAGCACTGTGTTGTGCTCCTGGTGATCGACGGGTGTGCCCGAGGGCGCGTCAAGGAGAATGCCGCCTTCGTATTCGGTGTGTTCATACACACGCGCGTCTAATGCCGTTGCTGCATGAAAATGCCCCGTCGCTTCGCCCTCGGCGAGGTGGTTGTTTGTTTTGCGCTTTGCGCCTTTCGGAATTTCTTTCGTCTGCATGTGAACTCCTTTGGTTAGGTTAGGATTATTGGCCGTGACTTAAATTTCTGCGGGCCGCGTGGCCGCAGAATTACATCGCCTTGCTGGATCCAGTCTGCACCATCCTCTTCATCAATTTGATCAGGCGACAGACTGTTACGAAAATTGAGGGCCTGTTGGACCGTGCGGCACTCGGGTGACACACCTTCGATGTGAAACACACCGATGCTCGGGTTGCGCATCTTGAGGTAGGGACGTTTGCGACGGTCGCCGAGGGTGAGCATCAGCAACTCATAATCGCCGTCTTTGTCCACGCACTTCGCGTTGAGTGCTTTGCAGATCCGCTCGATGCCGATCTTCCGGACTATCTCACGCCGCCACTCGGCATTTTGGGTTGTGGTGACAAGTTTAGGGTCTAGTTCGCTGGCCGGCGTCTCAACGATCTCCTGAGTTACGCGCACACCATTCAGCGCCCATACGCCCCAACCGTCGGCAAATTTGATTGCCGGGCCAGTCTCGCAGTGAAGTTGGCCAACCGCGTTGCGATGAATCTCAACAGGTGGAGCGGAAAAAACAACAACATCAGGAAAGGTCCACGCGAAAGCGCAATTCTCTGCGACTTTTATGAGTCCCTTGAGTTTTTCGAATGAGCAGTAGTCTTTCAGGGCTTCAAAGTGGGCGAGCCAGTAGCCGTCGAACTGGCCTGGATACCACCAGTAGAAGTTTGCAAAGGCGCGGACCTGAGCGCTGACCTGATCGCTGACCTGAGCGAAGACCTGAGCGCGGACCTGATCGCGGACCTGAGCGCGGACCTGAGCGAAGACCTGAGCGCGGACCTGATCGCTGACCTGATCGCTGACCTGAGCGCGGACCTGAGCGAAGACCTGAGCGCGGACCTGATCGCTGACCTGATCGCTGACCTGATCGCTGACCTGATCGCTGACCTGAGCGCGGACCTGAGCGCGGACCTGATCGCGGACCTGAGCGAAGACCTGAGCGAAGACCTGATCGCGGACCTGATCGCGGACCTGAGCGCTGACCTGAGCGAAGACCGCACATCCATAGACGGCGCGCAATGGCGACTCCAGCCAGACCCATAGTTTCGGCTCTTCGCGCCCCGCGAGGACATAGGCCTTGCGAATTCCATCCCAAGCGTTTTTCAAACTCCCTGGGCCAGTGCGAAGGCCTATTTCGATCCACTTATCGCGGATCTTCGGAAGCTGCGCGAGTTGCTGTGGTGAAAGTTTTTCGAGTCTGGTTTTCATGCTACCTCCGCTCTGAGTTCGCCAAGGTCAGCCTCGGCGCTGATGCCATAGACGCCGGTATCACGCATGTGCTCGGCAGTCATCTGGCGATTGTCGGGATCAAGGCCTTCCCAAAATTCCTGTGGGATAACGATCAGGCCGTTCGGGCCGACCGCATCGGTTGCGATGTTCAGCGCGATCTTTGTGCGCTCGCCCATGGAAAGCTCGCTGTAGAAAGTTTCACCACGCAGCGAGTGGTCAGTCACCAAGCGCCCACCGGAAACGCGCAATGGGCAACCAAGCTTGCCAACCAGATCGCTGAGTACCTCATCAGTGGCTTTGCCGGCATCGCGCAGCCAGTCGGAAACGCGCCGGCACTCAGCGGCGCGCTTCATGTGCTCATCCGCATTGGCAGCTTTCTGCTTTGCCAGGCGAACCAACGTGCCGCGCTCCTGAGCCGCGCGCGCGGCGGTAACATCGGCCGCCGCCGCCTCGATCAGCTCGGGTGCAATCGGTTCAACTTTCGCGGCTTCATCGATCGCCGTTCGCCACGCGGTCAGTGTCTGCTCATGCTCGATCGCGGTTCGCAGCGAAGTCACGGCATTTTCGTGCTGCATGGTTGCTATCTGTGCGGCGTTGCGCGCTTCATGCAGCAGCGCCTCAAGTTTCAGCACTTCGGCATTGGCGGCCTCTGATGTTTCGCTGGTGACGGTTTCAGCGTCCTGAGCCCGGCGAACGCTCGCACCCTGGTAGGAAGTTGACGCCGCGGCGAGTTGAGTGCGCGCGGTTTCTGCTGCAAGCACCTGCCTCGTGATTGCGTTGGCCTGGGTGCCTAGTCGCGAAAACTCAGCAATCGCAAACTCAAGCTCACCTTGCAGCGCCGGGCCGTCATCCGGCCCGTTGAGATCCACATCAGCAACCAAGGCGCGCGCTGCTTCGGCTCCGGCAACTTCGCGCTCCGCTTCGTCGCTTGCCAGGCGCGCATGCTTTTCGAGGTCGCGCTTGATGCGGCCCGCCATCGTCACTATGTCGTCAGTGTCAGTGGCCGAAGGGCTGATGTAATGCTCAAACTCCTTCTGGCCACCCACCATCCCATAGAACAAAGCCGGATCAGCGCCACTGCCACCGGCGAGCTGCACCAGGGCCTTGATGCGCTGCGCATCGGCTGCGTCGTTCGCCTTGATGCCCGGGTCAACCAGGTGGCTTAGGTCAAAGCGGCCTTCGATGGAAACCACGTCCAGCTCCCCACCGTGCGTCACCCTGCGACCAACCTTTAACGTAGCGCCGAAGCCTTCGGCTTCACCGCGAGTGGCGCCATCACGCGGCGTGGCCTGGCCCTGCCCATGGGTGAGCGATGACACCGCCTCGAGTGCTCGCGTCTTGCCAATGCCGTTGGGTCCCTTGAGCACGTTCATGCCTGGCACCAACGTGAACTTGGCGCGCTTAATTGGGCCGATGTTCGAGATCTCAACTGTTCGCTGCTGCATGACTACCCTTTCTGCGGCGTGTTAGTGCCGCTGGTCTTGATTTCAACGATCCGCGCTTCGCAGATTTTTGTGATCTCCGCTTTCTCTGTGTCGCCGCGTTCGCTCTTTGGCCCACACCACAAAGTGCGCAGCGCGCGCACGTCACTGACAAACTGCGCGGCCGTGACTCGCGTTTTGATTTCATCGATCGACATTGGCACCGCTTGCGCGGCTGCGGTGGTCAGTGGTGTTTGATCGATTACGGTTGGCGGTGGCACCGCGCGCGGGCCGGTGGGTTGCTCCCATGCCGCAGCCGTTTCAGTTGGCGTGGGCGTGGGCGGTGTTTGCGGATACCCCGCTGGTACGGTTTCCTGCGTCAGCTTCTCAGTGAGATCGGCGAGGCCTGCGGCTGGTGGCTGCGGTGGCTCTTGTGGCCGCACGTATTCAGCCCAGGTGCTGTTGCCATCGGCGATCGACTTGTAGATCGTGCGCAGCTCAGCAATCTCAGCAGGGCTTGCCTCGGCTAATGGGTGGCCCAGCTTCGCCTCGAGCATGACGGGCGTGACGTTCAGTTCGCTGAATGCAAGGATCAGCTTTTTGCGAGCCGCCTCCGGATCCTTCTGCGCCTGGGATCGCAATGTTTCTTTACACTTCTGCTCGGCATCCTCGATTAGGTCCTTGGGCAGCAGTTGCAGAATGCTGTTGCGCACGCAGATGGCACCGCGCCGGTTTGTCAGCTCGCGCAGGTCCCGCTCATCAGGCTTGACCCATTGGGTGGGCTGGCCATTCTTACCCTTACGCTGAATGAGCTTGCTAAAGTCGTCCTCGGCGCTCACCTTGGTGTTGGTTTCCAAGTCCCAGGCCCAGCCGCGGATCTGGCGCGAGGTTTCATCGTCGCGCACAATTTCAAGGCCATAGCGAATGTTGCCCCACACTCGGGCAGCTTCCCTGGCCAAGCCCACGCTCGGCCCTGTGACCGTGGCGCTGCCTCGAGGGAATGAGTAGCTGGCATCATCGGCGAAAGACGATCGCTGGCAAGCGCGCATCAGCCTTTCGAAAGCCTGACTCTCATTGCGCGGAAAGCGCCGGGCCACCACGATCGCGCTTTGGATCTCAAACTGTTTCTCGGCCGCGCCGGCCGATGGCATCAACTCAGTGGTGTCGAAAGCTTGCGGCACCAAAGACTCAACCATGTTGCTCACATCTGGATCGCTCATAACTATTTGCACCTCCGAAGTGGTTTGATTGTTGTGGGCGCGACAGTGAAGCCGGTGCGCTCTGATTGCTTCCAGCTATAGCGAGAACCGCACGGCAGCAACCCATAGCTGGCATCACCGATCGCATCCTTGAATTTGTTTTCTATGTAAGTTTTCTCAGACGTGAGGCCTTTGATTTCTTCCTTGACCCAGCACAGCCGCTTATCCCAATCGGCTGACTCCATCGACAGCACGGTAGTGTCTTTGTTGTCCTGCCAGTGCATGCGGGCGAGGGCGCGCGCCGTGGCTTCGCTGTCATCTACAGGCGGCTCGGTTTTGGTTTCCAGCAACTCTTGAAACGCGGCCAGCTTCGGCAGCATCGCCTTGATAAAGTTGTTATCGCGGGCGACATCAGGAAAGACTTTGAAACGCGAGCCGCCAATCAGCACGCAGAGCGTTGACCACTCTTTCCCGGTGACCAGCATTTCGTGTTGGAGTTGCACCTGGTAATAGAGCGGGATGCCGGCCTTCCATTCGCTCGCCTTGAAAGCGTTGCTGGTCTTGATTTGCAGCAGCCCGGGCGTTTGGTAAATCGCGCGATCAAGTGGCAGTTGCGGCAGCTCGCCAACTTCGGCGAAGGCGGCAATCACGTCCGCGTTAACGCTCTGGTCGGCATCAGGGCTGGCAGTGAGCCATGGGTGCTCGTTGTGCCGCTCAAGCGAGTGGGCGGGCCGCAGTGTTACGTCGCGCAAAGTCTTTTCGGCGAAGGCCATGGCGATCGGGGCTTCCAGACGCAGACCCCACTCAAGCCATTCCTTGCCGCTAACGTCATCTTCTTTGGGCGCAAGGCCGGTCATTTCAGCCCATAACGAAAAGGGCGAGCCCCAATCGCTCAGGCCCAGGATTACAGGCGCGGCACTGGCGCCAATGCCGCGAGCTGCCAGCCATTCAGCGCGGGTGTCGTAGGTTTCAAGGCTCATGCTTGCCCTCCGATTTCCTTTTCCCTGCCCCAAAAAGCCAGCCGGCGCATGGCGTCAACTTCGAGATCAACAATTTCCTTGATGCGCGCGGGATGGTTGACCGGCCGGCCCGTGGCCGTGTTAATGCCCCTCACCAGCTGCCTGGCGCGCCGCTCGCGATAGTCGGCAGCCCACAGCGAAAACTCGGCGAAGTTGCAGCCCTCACGCGGGCGATCAATGGGCGGCTGAACGGTGCTCATCATTGATTTGACCTCAACAAAGTGATGGCCAGGGCGATAACAAGCGCGAGGAAGATCACGGCCATTGCCAGGCAATCCCACTGGCGCGGTGTCTTGTCGCGCAGGTTCATCGGCGCGCCTCAGCAAAAGCGGGGTTGCGCTTGAGCCTGCTGTAGAGGTTGAAGATGAAAATAGTGGCCAGCGCTATTTCAAGCATGTTCTTTCCTTTCGTCTTTGGTGGTTTCTACCCATTCCTGAAACTGCGCCAAGCCGGCGCAGGCCCAGCAGAGCAGGCCGCTCACGCCGCGCACGGTCACAAACGCCTCGCTTGGGCACTTGTGGTGGCCTTTATGCTCAGGACACCCCTTCTCTTTGCATTCGCAGCGTGGCTTTTGCATGGCTTGACAGCGTCTCTTCGTTGTCTTTACATTCGCTTTATACACTCGCGTAAAGCGCGGTTATTGCAAGCCGGTATCGACTAAGGCCGGCTTTGGTGAGCGTGCCGGTCATGGCTTGAAGGTGCCTCG